GGTTGATTTCGATTCCGATTACAAATCGGCATCTGCTGCTCCTGGGTCAAACGCTGATAGTGGAGATGACTTTTACAACAACTTCGAACTAGCATCAGATTACAATTTTGCCGGAGGAGTTAACTCCGGAGCACTTGGAACATCTGAGTTTCTTACTGGGTATGATCTGTTCGAAGATAAAGATATTGTAGAGATCGACTTTCTCATCGCTCCTGGAATGACTGCTCGAGCAGATCAAACCACTGTAGTTAACGATCTGACTACAACAGCAAGATCACTTAGAAAAGATTGCGTTGTTGTAACGTCACCTGCAAGAAATGATGTTGTAAATGTAACTTCTGCTGCAACTGCAGTAACGAATGTTGTAAATACAGCTAACACATTTACGAACACGTCATATCTTGTTATTGACAATAACTACTTGAAAGTTTACGATAAGTACAACGATCAATACATTAACATCCCTGCCGCATCTTCTACTGCAGGTATTATGGCAGCAACAGATTTAAATCGTGCTCCATGGTTCTCTCCTGCTGGTTCCAGACGTGGTCAGTACTTAGGAATAACTTCCTTAGCGTACACTCCAACAAAATCTCAAAGAGATACTCTATACAAAGCGGATGTTAACCCAATTGCTAACATTCCTGGTTCTGGCGTAATCCTCTTTGGTGATAAAACAGCACTTGGTCGTGTTTCTGCTTTCGATCGTATTAACGTACGTCGACTCTTCCTTGTTCTCGAAAGAGCAATTAGTAGAGCTGCAGAACAAGTCATGTTTGAATTCAACGATGAATTCACAAGAGCTGAGTTTGTCAATATCGTTGAACCGGTACTGAGAGAAGTAAAAGGTAGACGTGGTATTACTGACTTCCGTGTAGTTTGTGACGAAACAAACAATACAGCGGCGGTGGTAGATCGCAATGAATTCATCGCTAACATCTTCATCAAACCGGCTCGGTCAATCAACTATGTCACTCTGAACTTTGTGGCGGTTAGAACTGGTGTCGACTTTGAAGAAGTCGTTGGCACAGTTTAATAGCGCTAAGGAGATAAGAAAATGGCAGTATTAGGAGTTGATGACTTTAAGTCCAAACTGAGAGGTGGTGGCGCTAGACCTAATCTATTCAAAGCGACCATTAACTTTCCAGGATATGCAAATGGCGATGCCGAACTGACATCGTTCCTTTGCAAAACCGCACAGCTTCCAGGCTCAACGATGGGACTCATTACAGTTCCATTTCGTGGACGCCAGTTAAAGATGGCCGGGGATCGTACATTCGCAGAATGGACAGTCACTATCATCAATGACACGGATTTTGCAGTTCGTAATGCAATGGAACGTTGGATGAACGGTATAAATGCACACAGTGCAAATACTGGTTTGACAGCACCGATTGCTTATGAAGCAGACTTAAAAGTAGAACAGTTGGATAGAGATGGATCAAGTATAAAAGAGTACCTGTTCCGTGGAGCATTTCCAACAGATTTAAGTGCAATCGATCTGAGCTACGAAAATAACGATACGATTGAAGAGTTCACCGTTACTTTCCAGTATCAGTACTACGATTCATTGAATCCATCTACTACGTCTTAATAAATATCTGAGGAGGACGGATCTTCTGTCCTCCTCTTACTCTCAATTAGGAATTTTATAATGGCGGAAAATAGAACAATTAAGCTTTTTGGTTTTGAGATTAAAAGATCTGAAACTGAAGATCCGAAGAAAAAACCTTCGATCGTTCCCGCGCGTGACGATGACGGTGCTGGCTACGTAACTGCAGCTGGTACGCACTATGGGCAATATCTTAATATCGACGGTGACGATTCAAAAGATAACTATCAGCTTATTATGAAGTATCGCGGTGTCGCTATGCATCCAGAAGTTGATATGGCTATTGAAGATATCGTTAACGAATCTATTTCAGGTAGTGAACTAGAACAATCGATTGATATCAATATGGATGAGCTAGATCAACCAGATAAAATCAAAAAGATTATTAAAGAAGAATTCGACAACATCTATGCTATGTTGAACTTTAAAGAATTAGGTCATGACATCTTTCGCAGATGGTATGTTGATGGTAGATTATTCCATCACCTCGTAGTTAATGAGTCTAATCTTAAAGCTGGTATCCAAGAGATTCGCCCTATTGATGGCGCAAAGATGAGAAAAGTCAAGCAAGTTAAAAAGAAGAAAGATCCTGAAACTGGTGTAAATCTTATTGAGAAAGTAGATGAATATTATATCTACCAGGAAAAACCAGGTCAGGCAAATTCAGGTGTTAAACTTACACTTGATTCAGTTTCATATTGCACTTCTGGTCTTCTTGACGAAGGCCGTAAAAAGATTATATCATATTTGCATAAGGCGTTAAAACCTATCAACCAGTTAAGGATGATGGAAGACGCACTCGTGATTTACCGTCTAGCAAGAGCACCTGAAAGACGTATGTTCTATATTGATGTTGGTAACTTACCACGTGGTAAAGCCGAACAATATATGAAAGACATTATGGCTCGTTATCGTAATAAGTTAGTTTACGATGCAGCGACTGGCGAAATCAGAGATGATCGTAAACATATGTCAATGCTTGAGGATTTCTGGTTACCACGTAGAGAAGGTGGTAGAGGTACAGAAGTTAGCTCTTTACCAGGTGGTCAAAATCTAGGTGAACTAGATGATGTCATATATTTCCAAAAAAGACTTTATAGATCTTTAAATGTTCCAATTAATAGATTAGAACAAGAAGCACAGTTTAGTCTTGGTAGATCTACAGAAGTTTCAAGAGACGAGTTAAAGTTCCAAAAGTTTATTGATAGACTTCGTACGAGATTCGCTCATCTCTTTTATGATATTCTTAAGAAACAACTTATTCTTAAAGGTGTTATCGCTGATGAAGATTGGGATAATATTAAGAACGATATTGCTCTCGACTATATCAGAGATAACCACTTCACTGAGCTAAGAGACGCTGAACTTTTAAGAGAAAAGCTACAAACCCTTGACCAAATCTCTAATTATGTCGGTGAGTACTTCTCAAAAGAATGGATTCAGAAAAACGTTCTTCAGTTTGACGACGAAGAGATTGAAAGAATTAAGAAAGAAATTGAAGGTGAAGAGGCTGAAAAGCCTGATGAACAGGAACAAGAACAAGAACCTCAACAACAAGCTCCGGTATATCAGCTTAAGCCGGTAGCAGCTAAAGGAGAAGATAATGAGTGAAGAAGCTCTCACAGATGATGAAAATGAAGTTGAAGTAAATCCTATTCAAGACATGATTCAGCACGCATTGGATCAAGACTTTAATAAGGCTAATGACTTATTCAATGATATGATGACAGTCAAAATGTCTGATCTTTTAGATCAAGAGCAAATCCGTGTTGCAGATGAAATCTATAACGGAGTAGATCCTGATGACGAAGACGATCAACTCGAACTTGACCTTGAAACAGAAGATGATGATGAAGAGGAAGAGACTTGGGATGATGAAGAGGAAGACGAAGATCTATTATCGGACGAAGAAATAGATGACATTCTTGATGATAAAGATCTAGAAAATTAAAAAAATATAAATAATAGTTACTATAGTAAAAAGGTAATAAAATGAAGCTGATTGCAGAATATACCGATCAAAATATTGAAGTTTTGACAGAAGCTAAATCAGATGGAACTAAGAAGTATTCCATTGAAGGTGTATTCATGTCAGCTGAACAAAAGAATCGTAACGGTAGAATTTATCCGCGTGACGTAATGGAAGGTGCTGTTAACAAATATGTTACAGAGCAAGTACAGAACGGAAGAGCGGTTGGTGAATTGAATCACCCTGAAGGACCTACCGTTAATTTAGATAAAGTTTCTCACAAGATCGAAAAACTTGACTGGTCAGGTAACGATGTTGTGGGTAAAGCAACCATTTTGAATACTCCTATGGGTAAGATCGTCGAAGGTCTCCTCGAAGGCGGTGTCAAACTGGGTGTTTCGACTCGTGGTATGGGAAGTTTGCAGCGACTTAATGACGCGATGGTTGTAAAACCAGATTTTCTACTCAATGCAGTAGATATTGTTCAGGATCCCTCCGCACCTAGCGCTTTTGTTAATGGAATAATGGAAGGTGTTGAGTGGGTATGGAACAACGGCATTATTGAAGCTCGAGCTATTG